CCTTGGAATGCTGGCTCATTCGGATGAGACGATGGGTGACGATTACGATGTCTCGATATCGAAAGACCTACTTACCAAAGCGACCCAAAGACTAATATCAGTAGCGCCTGACGCTAAGGTTGGATTGTTACTTAACCTGGGTGACTTTTTGCACATCAACGATTCGACAAGCACAACCCCTGCGTCTAAACATTTGTTAGACTCTGATGGCCGTTATGGCAAGACCATTAGAGAGGCAAGCATACTGATTAGGAACATGATCCTGGCAATGTTAGACAAGCACGAAGAGGTCTGGGTTATTAATGTCAGGGGAAATCATGATCCTGATGCCTCGTTGTGGCTAAATGAGGTTATGAGGCTTTTCTTTGAGTCTGACCCACGCGTCCGTGTATTCGACAATTTATCTAAGTTTGTATGGTTCCAGTGGGGAAAGAATTTAGTTGTCACGCATCATGGCGATAAGATCAAGATGGCTAATCTTTACGGTTCAATTACCAGGAATCTGAGAAAGGAATGGGGCGACAGTCAGCACACCTTTGTATGGACCGGCCATGTGCATCATAAGAACCAGGAGGAGTACGGAGGGGCCATCTTTGAATCATTTAATATCTTGGCACCACCCGACGCCTGGCATGCCGGTAGCGGCTACAGCAGCTCTCGCAGCATGAGTTGCATTGTGCTTCACAAAGATTACGGTGAAGAGGGAAGACTAAAAGTAAACATTGAGAGGATCCAAGATGACAGCGTTTGATGACCAAATCGGAGGTACGCATTACAAGCACATGATGATACAACCAACTGAGTACATCATGGCTAATAATCTGGGCTGGTGCGAAGGCAACGTAATAAAATATATTTCTCGATGGCAGAATAAGGGCGGAGTTGATGACTTGCGGAAAGTTATCCATTACACTCAGATTCTGATTGAGGCTGAAATAAGGGAAGAGTAATGGCGGCAGCAGGGAGGCCAGGGAGGCCACGAACGGCGGGACCGTTCAATACCAGGGAAGAGCTCGAGCAAAAAGTTGCTACCATGCGTCTGCATGGGATGCCAATGATTCACATTGCGAAAGAGCTCAAACTAAATAGGCGTACTATCAAGCAGATCGTTTGTGATCTGTCGTTAGGTGCCGGCTGGGCTAAGGGAGGCCCATTTAATCGCTAAGGGAGGAGGCTCACGAACCGGCCCCCTAATTCTCTTATAACTCGATTGAATAAACAACCTAAGTTTTAGATAGAGGGGCTCGCTTGTGCCTCCATTCGATATAGCAAGGCTACGTCATCTTGACGAAAAAAGTGATTAGCAGCGACGACCTTTTAGAGGCGGGAATAAACAGCGGAAGGGTCCCAGTTAAAAGGGGCGCAGAATGGCACTGCGTTAACAAATGTTTGCTGATGACCGTGGCGGCTATGGGCAGAATATAAATCAGTGTAAGGGGACCAACAGCCTCTAAATGACCACTATTGCCAAAAAAAACTGGGAGCGTAAATGAACGATTTGGTGTTCACGCCGGTAGAGTTAGAAGAGTGGCCTGAACCCTTGTCTGACGATATGCAGAAGCGAATACAGCACGGGATAGAAAAAGGGCTAGACGAGCTGTTAGAGAGCGAGTGGTTTGTGAATTTGGTAGATCAACGAGTTCGCATGGTAATTGAGATAATGAACGAAGAGTCAGAGGCGGCAGGGCTGTCTGGTTCGATTATTAAAGATGTTCTATCAGGTTCATGATAATTCGCTAAAACGTGAAAAACATTCAACCACAAGCCCGGGATACTCGGTTAGGATCAGAGGTTCGATCTAACAGGGAGGAAAGGCAAAATGGAGTTGAGACCACATCAGGTCCTGGCATACGACATGGTGAGAGCGTCGATAAGGGCAGGTTATCGATGTCCGATAATCGCAGCGCCATGCGGGTTTGGTAAAACCTTTACAGCGGTAGACATACTTACAAAGGCGGCGAAGAAAGGGAATCGCGGCATATTCATTTGTGATCGGATCAAGCTAGTAGACCAGGCGATAGACGCGTTTCACGCAGCCGGTGTTGACGTAGGCGTTATCCAGGGCGAGCACAGACTTGCTAATTCAGATGCCCAGATACAGATAGCCAGCATTCAGACGCTGATACGAAGAAAGCGTAAGCCTATCTTTAACGTCGCGATCGTAGACGAATGCCACATCCACTATAAGGGCTTGACTCAGATCATGAGCGATTACGGCGCAGTGCCCTTCATAGGGCTTTCTGCTACGCCATACAGCAAGGGCCTTGGTAAACATTACGACGATCTGATTGTTCCGATAACCAGTGAGGAATTGATACGCCAGGAATACCTGGTGCCTGCTAGATACTTTGCCGGTCATACACCCGACCTAAAAGGTGTTGGCAGGAAGTACACGCTCACAGGAGCCCGGGACTGGGACCCTAAACAACTTTCCACAGCGGTGGAGAAGGATCAGAAGCTGGTTGGAGACATTATCAAGAACTGGCAGAAGCACGGCCAGGGCCGGCAGACAATTGCCTTTAGTCCGTCCATCAAGCATTCACAGACAATGGTAGAGATGTTCAGGGCTGCTGGTATAAGTGCCGAGCACATCGATGGCTACATGGACGTGGAAGAGCGGCAGTGGCTTTATGACGCGCATGACAAGGGTGAGTTCAAGATACTGAGCTGCTCAAGGTTGTTGAACACTGGTTACGACGCCCCGCAGGTTAGTTGCATGATTGATGCATTCCCTACAGCAAGCCTGGTCACCTGGGTGCAGCGATGCGGCCGAGTGTTAAGGACATGCGAGGGGAAGGTTGATGCGATTATTCTAGACCACGCAGGTAACACCAGGAAGCATGGGTTTGCCGAGTCTGCAGTGCCTTACAAGCTTGACAACGGAGACAGCAAGTACTCTGAGCGGGGCACAACTAAGGAGAAGAAAGAGCCCGTGGTCAAAAAATGCCCGGAGTGCTGGCAAGAGTTTATGCCTCCCAGGTGTCAGTGCGGGTATGTCATGAAGTCGTTTGCAAAGCTTCAGTCTGACCAGCAGATGCTAGAAGAGCTCAGTAGGGCAAACAGGAAGACTGACATGCAGCGCAAGCAAGAGATACTCGGTCAGTTTCATTTGCATGCCAAGATGAGAGGGTTTAAGCCTGGTTGGGCTTCTCATGCTTACAAGCAGAAATTCGGAGTTTGGCCAAATAAGATCAATCCGTCTCCAGCGGATTATATCGATGAAGATGTCATGAACTACATTAAGTATTTAAGGATAAAAGGAGTGAGGGGTGTTAGATCAAATCTTAGACAGGCTGGTTAATGTTAAGAAAAGCGGTACAAACAAATGGATCTCTTGCTGTCCTGTCCATGATGACAAAACTCCGTCTATGGGGGTTTGGGATGAGGGCGAGCGAATCATCATGCATTGCTTGGGGTGTGGGGCAAAGGGTCCTGAGATCATGGGAGCACTAGGTCTACCGATAGGTATGTTGTTTAAGGACGACAACGGGCTCCCATCAGGTCATGTGCCTAAAGCGGTAATTGAGAAGGCGCAAGAGGCAGCATATTTTGTTGAGATATTTGAGAGTGAGATAAGGAAGGGTCACGATGCCACACTGGCGGAGAAGAGGCAAAATCGTAAATCTATGCAACTAAGGAGGCTTTTAGATGAAGCAAATAACGAAGTACGAAGTGCTAGAACTGGGTTGGCTTTTGGTAAAGCTAGAGCGATACCAGAGACATTTAGATGAGAGTGATAAGCAAACAATAGTCAGCATGATGACGGTTATTGACGAGCTAAAAGACAAGATGGGAGGTAAGGCGTGAAGGTTGTTTATTGGAAGTGTGAAAAAGAAGGGTTTGCGATTGCTGGATATGCCTCATCTTTAGATGAAGCGGAAGAGGCCGCTAGAAAAAAGCTTGGTCGCTTAAATGCCGATTGGAAAGAGGACTACGATTACAGGATTGTGCTGCAGGGGTTTGACTGCGACATAAAAAGTTTGGTACAAATACTAGAAATTGCTCACTCCGCCGGCAGAATGGCAGAAAGAGAGTCTCACATAGCAAATTACGCAATCAAATAAAAATAGTCCGAACTTTCCAGTGTGTTAAAGCAGACTTAAAATGCGATTATAACTGACACCGAAGGGGTGCGAGGCCCCTAACTATCATAAGGGGGGAGTATGGAAGACAGGTATGAGGAGATGCGGCAACAAGTTATAGAATTCACTGAGGCCAATCCAGACGTATGGCGGTTGTTTTGTGGATTTACCTTCGATTTGATTAATCGGGGGTTTAGCAACTATTCAGCGAATGCTATATTTGAACGGATACGCTGGGAAAAAGACGTTGGCGGCAACGGTGTCATTGAGTTTAAACTGAACAACAACTATCGGGCATTTTACGCCAGAGCGTTTATGCGGAAATATCCAGAACATGAGGGGTTTTTCAGGACCCGGGATCAGGTAAGTAAAGAAAAGCCTGCCACCTACCTGCCTGAGTTAACGCCGGCCGATTACGAGACTATGTCCCATGCAGCAATTTAAGCTATCCCTTGCGTCTACAATCGGGTTCGTTTCTCTGATTATGGCGCTGCCCTGGTTAATGCTAATATGGGGGTGTTGGTCGTACATAAGAGAGCAGGAAGATGGCGGATGTCGTACAGTTTCTGAACAATGATCTAGAGCTACAGCTTAGAGAGATTGCCATAGAGGCCAGAAATGACCGGATCGACTATTGCCTAGTGATAAGCCAAAAAGAGGTCGATGGATACCTGGAGTGGTGCATAGATGAAATGGGCGAAAAGAGCACTGACCAGGATCACATCAGAAATTTACTAGGTCATCTGTTCTCGTATTCCCAACAGGTGTTCGTAGAAATGATCGCCAACGGTGACCAGGAAGAAGAAGATGCTTGAGGTAAAGATCAACATAGACGCTATCAGGTACGGCATGTTCCATCCCGATTACCAGCGGCACACAAACTTTGTTGTCAGCAAGGCGATCAATAAGACGCTATACGACATCAGAGAGAAGCAAGTCTCTAAGCGCCCATTTGGCGGGATCAAGCACTACACTAAGAAGACCGACGACGGATCTATAACCGAAGCTCGCAGGACAATGAACTATAAGCCTGGGTCTGGTGAGATCGACAAGTACATCAAGGGCAATGCCACTGCATGGAGCAAGAGAGGGTTCCTGGTCGCTGGTAGTAACAAAAGCAACCTGACTGGTCATTTGTATTTTGACGGTCCCAGAAACTACATGAAGTGGATGGTGTTTGGCGGGACTGCGCTGCCACGGCGCGAAGTAATACCGCAGCCGGCGAAAGATAGGGCTGGTAATTGGAAAGTTAAGTTAAGTCCATTTGGTGGTATTAAGGGCGGAATGGGTAAAATCAAGACAAGGACTGACAAGTCCAATATATTCTTTAACGTAAAGGTCCCTACAAAGATCAAAAGAGACCAGGTTAATAAGTGGGTTGGTTATCCTAGAAACAGACCTAAGACGCCGAACTACTACGGCTTATGGCAGGCGTTTGGCAAGGGTACGAATCGCAAGATTAAGAAGCTGGTTCATTTACAGGAAACTGGGCGGGCTCAGAAGCCACAATACCCAGTTGATCAGTTAGCCAGGGATTTCTTCAACATGAGGTTCCCTAGCAATTTGATCTTAGCCTTCCAAAAAGCCGCGGATCTCAAAGATTTCAGGGCGCCTCCGGGCAGAGGGTTTGGCGGCGGATATTAAGAGCGGATGAGTAAAGGCTTTACTACTCCGCTTTTTCGTCAAGGCGTTGTAGAGACTGCTCGACGCACTGTTCGTCAAAATGATCTAGCACTAATTTTAACCATTGATGAGGCCGACCGGGAAAGGTGGGCCTTGGAAATTGGTATTGATTCATTTTTCGAAACAGGGTGGTGGGAGTAATTTTGTAACGCTCACAAACTTGTTTAGTATTAAGCAGATAATTATTGTTGGACATTGTTTTGACCTTTTATTTAAGTTGAGAGCTATTTATAAACGAGATGTACAGTCAATTTTAGCCAGGTCAAATCCTGTACCGTTTTTCTTAACAAAACTTATACAGTATCCCATGCATCTACCTTCCAACAAAAAACTATCCCATGCATCTGGCTTCCGATTAATAATTATCCCACGCGTCTCGTTTCCGGGCGAAAATGCGTGATGGAAGGGTCAATTTTCTAACGGCTATCCCACGCGTCTAGCTTCCGAGCGATAATAGGCCCAAAAACCATGTTTTTTCTAATGGCTATCCCATGCGTCTAGCCTCCGGGCGAAAATGTATGTATTTCAGGGCCTGGCGGCCGATTTCGCATGATTTTGCCGGGATCCGGTGCCCAGGCCAAGCAAACCGGGCCCGGCCGCCCGATTGATCACGCCCAGGGCATGCCAGGCCCTCCCAGGACGCGCCCAGCGCCTGCCAGGCCATACCAGGCGCCAGGGCGGCCGATAGCATGCCGGCCGGGTCAAACTGGGCGCCGCGGCGCCGATCCTGCGCGCATTGGGTAGCCTGGGAGGGTTTACAGGATGCCGCCTGGCGCACTGTGGGCCGATTGTAGACGTTTTTGGTGTACAGGAATGGGTAAAGCAAGGTAGGAAGTAAAAGGGCCCAGAAGGGCCCAGAACGCGCCAGGCATAAAATCCAGGCAAAAAAAGGGCGCCTCGAGGGCGCCCAGGTTCAACCGGTATTGGGATCGGGCGGCGGCCGCTCGCAAATCAGGTTACCGAACATGCAGTACTCCGAGATGGTCACATCATGCCGCCCGGCCGCGGCCTGGTCCTGCGCGTATCGTTCGGCCTCCACCCCATTCCAGATTGAAGCATGCGCCAGGTTAACCATTAGAGACTTGCTGCGCTCAATCGCTGGCAGATCGTACCAGGACACGACGTAGGGCGGCGGAATCGCGCCATGATCTCGCAACGCCTCATACAGCACAAAATAAAACGGATCCTTTCTCAGCACATAAGCTATCGCGTTTTCAACATCTAGCAGGGTTATCTGAAGGCCATCAACCGCCAGCGACTGCAGCGCCGCCATATGGTCCTTAATCATCAATTGAACAACCGGGGACCCGGCTTCAACCTGGGCGAGCTTGCGCTGGTATATCCGGTCGGAAATGTTCTTTTTTGAGTAGGATACCCAAACATCGGCGCCGCCCTTGATTTCGTCAATTTCCAGAATGATAAACATTAAAGCGCCTCCCATTGACTTGCGGCGAGCTGGTCATAAATCGCCTCGCCGTTTTCGGTCAATGACGCGTACCCCTGCCAGTATCGCC